CCCAGGATGGGGAAAGAGGCCACCTCTCAGAGTCTGTGATGGAGCAGATTCTTTCCTCATATTCTCCGCACGAGAGAGAAATGAGACGCTACGGAAGACCATCGATTGGTTCAGGATTGGTCTTCCCGTTAGGAGAAGAGAAGGTGATGGTCGATCCTATGGAGATAAAGGCCCATTGGCCGAGGATCGCTGCAATAGACTTCGGATGGGACCATCCCACTGCCGTAGTATGGTGCGCTATTGACCGTGATGAGGAGGTATTCTACGTCTATGATTGCTACAGAGCCTCCAAAGCAAGCCCAACTGTACACGCAGGTATGATAAGAGGTAGGCCACATTTCATTCCAATAGCCTATCCACATGATGGTAACCGAAGGGACAGCATGGGAAATCCAGGTTTAGCCGATCAGTATAGGAATATGGGTTGTAACTTTCTTCTGGAGCATTTTACCAACCCCGCAGCACTGGGAGCCAACAAAGGTTCTAACTCTATTGAGGAAGGATTGATGGCTATGCTCCAAGCCGTGGAAGCTGGAAAGTTCAAAGTGTTCTCAACTCTATCAGATTGGTTTGAAGAGTTCAGGATGTACCATAGAAAAGATAACAAGGTAGTTCCTTTAAGAGATGACCTCATGTCAGCAACAAGGTACGCCTTCCAATCACAACGCTTCGCCATAGCAGGGGAAGACCCAACATGGACCAAAGACGTTGAATATAGGGACTACGGAATTATTTAATGGCTCAAAAAATTACTGAAGAAGAACTGGTAACTAGGATACGGGGAGAGATAACCGATTCTCTTGGTTACATGGGAGATACAATCTCCAAGCAGAGAGAGTCTGCTATGAAATATTACTATAGCCTTCCCTTTGGAAACGAGGTGGAAGGACGTAGTCAATTTGTTGACTCTACAGTTCAGGATACCATTGAATGGATTAAGCCCTCCTTGATGCGAGTTTTTGCCTCCGGGGATCAAATGGTAAAATTTAATCCTCATGGTCCCGAAGATGTGGCTATGGCAGAACAAGCCACGGACTATGTGAACTATGTGTTTACTAAAGATAATCCCGGCTGGGAAATTATGTACTCCTGGTTCACTGATGCCCTTCTCTCAAAGAATGGCATAGTCAAGGTATGGTGGAATGAGTATGAGGAGAGTCAGCGGGAAGAGTATCATGGGTTAGATGAGATAGCCTTTACCGCCCTAGTGAGCGATGACGATGTTGAAGTTATAGAGCATACAGAATACATAGAGCTAGGCGCACCAGCGCACGATGTTGTTATAAAACGTACCTCTTCTAACGGAAGAATAAAGATTGAGAATGTTCCTCCTTCTGAATTCCTGATTAGTCGTGAGGCCAAGAACATACAAGAAGCACGATTTGTTTGCCATAGGGTTCTAAAGACTTTATCAGAACTCAGGGAAATGTATCCAGATCAAGACATCGATGTAGAAGGACTTGGTGGTGCAGGTGAGGACATGGCAGACTTTTCTGGAGAACGCCTAGAGCGTTATGCGTTTGATAAGTCAGCCAGATACTGGGAGGGCTGGGGTGGCGATGCTACCTATGGAGAGGAAGGATTAAGAGAGTATTGGTTACATGAGTCCTTCCTGAAAACAGATTTTAATAATGACGGAATTACGGAACTACGCAAAGTATGCACAGTGGGTTCTACGGTTTTAGCCAATGAAGAAATAGACTCAATACCGTTTGTTTCTATCACGCCAATAAAGATTCCGCATAAGTTCTTTGGCTTGTCCATAGCCGATCTAGTGATGGATTTACAGTTGATGAAATCTACACTTATGCGTAACCTAATGGACAATATGTACAACCAGAACTTTGGACGTTATGCAGTGTTGGAGGGGCAGGCGAATTTAGATGATCTCCTCACGCAAAGGCCGGGAGGGATTGTTCGAGTTAAATCCCCCAACGCCGTAATGCCCCTCAACACACCTGCCTTGGAACCATACTCCTTTCAGATGCTTGAATATCTGGATGGAGTAAGAGAGTCCAGGGCTGGTGTATCGAGGATGTCTCAGGGTATGAATGAGAACGCCCTGACATCTCACACTACAGCAACCGCCGTTAATGCAGTTATGACGGCTTCTCAGAGTCGTGTAGAACTCATTGCTAGGAACTTTGCAGAGACTGGCGTAAAGGACTTAATGATTACGATATATGAGTTACTATATAAGAACCAAGATAAGGAAAGAGTGGTTAAACTACGCAACGAGTGGATTCCGGTACGCCCTGATGTATGGAACGATAAGTATGATTGCACTGTGTCTGTGGCTTTAGGTCACGGAAGTAAAGATCAACAGATGATGCACCTATCACAAATGATTCAGTTCTCAGCAGAAGCCATGAAGGGTGGTTTGAGTATAGTAACTGAACAGAACATCTACAATCTGGGGGCAGCCTTGGTTAAGGCTATGGGCTTCCAGAATGTTGATGACTTCCTCACTGATCCCTCTAAGGTTCCTCCACAACAGAAAGAACCCACGCCTAAGGAACAGGCTGATCTTATGGAGGTCCAGGTTAAGAAACAGGAACTGGAGATAAAGGCCGCAGAGGTTCAGATCAAGGCTCAGAAGATTCAACAGGAGTACCAGAAACTAGCGGTAGACTCGCAGTTGAAAGTGGAAGAGTTAAACCTTGAGCGAGAGCAAAACAGGGCTGTTGCTATAGGCGATACTTAAATGGATAACGAAGAGAAGGAACGAAGGGCTAATGCTCTTCTGCATGACCCGCTGTTTAAGGAGATGTTCGAGGTACTAAGAAAAGATTTAATGAATCGTTGGGAATCCAGCGGTTCAACAGAGTTGGAGGCCAGAGAATCAATCTGGCTTGCGATGAGATTGCTTGATAGGCTTTATGGTCATATAACGTCCATAGTTGAAACTGGACATATGAATAAGGTTCTTGAAAAGCAACACCCATTCATCTAAAGGAGAAACAAAAATGGCGGATACGCAAGAAGCCCCGCACCCTGCAATACAACCATTGCCACATACTCCCGGTAGTACACGGGAAGCGCAAGAGGCACTACTCGGAATGTTGGACTCCGTAGAGGAGAAACCCAAAGAAGAGCAGGCCGCCCCTACTGAAGAGGAAGAGTCTACTGAGGAAACTCAAGACGAATCATTGGAAGAGGAGCCTCAAGAGGAATTGGAGGCTGCCTCCGAGGAGGAGGAAGCTGAAGAGGAAACTGAGGAAACTGACGATGGAGAAGAAGAAGACCCTCTATACGCTGTCACCGTAAATGGTGAAGAGCATGAGGTTACCTTTGACGAACTTCTGAGAGGCTATTCACGCCAGTCAGATTACACCCGAAAGACGCAAGAACTGTCCAATGACAGGAAACAGATGGAGGAACTGCAAAAACAGTACAACTCTGAGGTTTCCACCATACAGGCAGAGCGTCAGCAGTACATGGAATCTCTAAACCAGATCATAGCAAATTCATCGGCTGGTCTTGACAAGTTCGCCAATGTGGATTGGCAGTCTCTAAAGGACACTGATCCCATAGAATACGTCACAAAGAAAGAGGAGTTTCGTGAGGCGCAGGAGAAGGTTCAAGGTATGCAGCAAGAGCAGTACAATGCTCAACAGCGTCATTCCGAAGAATCTAAGCAACTACGCTCCCACATTCTTAAGGAGGAACACGGTAAACTTTCTGCCGCTATTCCAGACTGGGGTAAACCCGAAAAGCAGAAAAAGATGGCATCGGAAATCCGTGATTACGCTTCCAGCCAGGGATTTTCTGCTGAGGAAATAAACTCCCTTGTAGATCACCGTTCTTTAATTGTTTTACTGAAAGCGTCTAAGTATGATGCTATGCAGAATGCTGATGTAAAATCAAAGAAAATAAAGAACAAGCCGAAGGTAATCCGAGCCGGTAAGGGACGGTCTTCTGGTGATGGATCAAAATCCAAACATACTGCACAAATGAGGCGTCTTCGAGATTCTGGTCATGTAAGAGATGCGACCAGTTTATTTGAGGATTTCGTAGAACTATAATATAGGAGAAGCATAGATGGCTGCACCTACAAACACTAGAGAAACCTATAGTTCAGTAGGACTAAGGGAAGATCTCTCTAACATTATCTATAATATCTCTCCAACTGATACACCATTTCTCAGTGGGGCGGGTAGAGAAACCGCCGACAATACCCTATTTGAATGGCAAACCGATGTTCTCAGCACACCCGCTGTAGACCGACAGGTCGAAGGCGATGATCTTGCTGCGAGTGCGGTTCAACAGCCAACCAGGGTAACGAACTACACGCAAATTAGCGCCAAGGCTGTGCAAACCAGTGGATCGGCAGAAGCCGTTGACTGGGCTGGA